CATGTCGCGCCTGACTGGCTGGCCGACAAGGAGTGGGTCGATCAGATGCGATCGGAGTGGGGCGTGGACTCGCCGCTCTGGTCAGCGTATGTCCTTGGGAAGTTCCCCGAGCAGAGCCTCGAGCGTCGCTTCGTGACCAAGGGCATGCTGCTCGCAGCGGCCGAGGCGCAGCTCCCCGAGGTGTCGAGCGTCGGTCAGATCCACATCGGCGTGGACATCGCACGCCAAGGAGCCGACGAGTCAGTGGCCACGCTGTGGTGGAACGGCGTGCTCAAGGAGCAGATCGCGTGGCGACTTCCTGACTTGATGCAGACGGCCAACAAGATCGTCGAGCTGGCGAACCAGTGGGGCTTCAAGGGCGAGATGGTGCCGGCTCGGAACATTCACATCGACTGCGTGGGCATGGGCTCCGGCGTGCTCGATCGCTTGCGACAGCTTGGCTTCTATGTCGACGGCGTCGACTTCGGCAGCGGCGCGAAGTACGACTGGAAAGAACTCACAGGGCAGATGATCTTCTCGGATCGAAAGAGTGAGCTGCACTGGGTCGCCAAGCGTCTCCTCGAGGAGCGGAAGATCTCTATCCCGCAGAAGTTCCCCGAGTTGTGGCGACAGTCGCAGTGGGCCCGCTATGACTTCGAGGACAGCGCGAAGGGTACGCGGATCGCGCTTCATCGTGACGACGGCAAGGACGGCCTGCGCGAGAGATACGGTCGAAGCCCTGACCAATGGGACTCCGCGATCATCGGCTTGTCGCGTGGCGGAGTATCGAAGCCCGGCTTCGCGGTGATCCCGAAAGGCGGCCTGAGCGTGCTGCGTCGTGGTCGCTGAACCGTGGGCAAGGTTGGTAGTCTCGCCGGCGACCTAGCAGACAGAGCCCTCGACGCATCATCGCTCGATGGATGATCAGCGAAGAGGACATCGAATGGCACGCAACCCCACGATCCCCGACGCGCACTTGTTGCCGTTGCTCTTGAATGTCAAGGCCGACAAGCCGGACGAGCTCACGCCGAACCAGTTGTTCATGCTGGCCGACCGTGGGTGGATCATGTTCGGCGTTGCGCCTGAGTCGAGCGGCGGCATTGTGCTCGACGCGGTGATGACTAGGCTCGGCGAGAGGGAGGTCGAGCTGTACTCGAGGAAGCTCTTACGACCTCCTCAAGGGCTCGGCGAATAAGGACGGACGACTTGATACCGTGGCGCGACGCGATGGCGAAGAGAGCCGAGTAGGTACTCTTGTGCAATCGCGCGGTCACGACGACGAGAGGTTCACCCTTGCTGGATGAACTCTCGAGCATACGACCGCGACGAGGCTTAGACACCGTGGGAGGATGATACCCGTGAGACAGCAGCAGAAGCCGTCACCTTTCAAGCGTATGCCCGGCCAAGGTCTTGTCCTCGAGAAGGTCGAGCTCGGCGGCGTGGCAAAGTCCATGGACTCGTTGCTGTCGCAGATCGGTCTTGCACGCACTGGCCCCGGCGGGCGCGACGATGTCGAGAACCCGCTGTCCGACTCGTGGGTGGTCTACGCGTGCATCCAAGCCCTGACCGAGGCCGTGCGGCAAGTGCCGCTACAGATCTGGGAGTCGACCGATGCCGACGCGCAAGAGGTCGGGCCCGAGCATCCGCTGCGCCAGTTGTTCGAGATGCCGAACCCCGACATGGGTATGCCGGATCTCTTGGCCGCCGGCATGACTCACCGCAAGTTGAGCGGCGAGGACTGGTGGTTCCTCATGGACGCGGACGGCAAGCCCGTGACCTCGTCCATCGACGCACGCTCCCCGATCCCGCTTCCGACTGTGATCGTGCCGGTGATCGGCGACATCGTCGAGGACTCGCGCGACGCGGCGACTGGCCGTATCACTGCGATCCGCTACTCGGCGACAGGCGCGACCCCGCCCGTATTCCCCGTCGGCTCTAGCGTTCACTTCTACGACTACAACCCTGCCGACCCGATGCGTGGCCTAGCCCCGCTCGAGGCCGCGATGCGCGTGATCTCGATCGGCTTCCAAGCCGAACGCTACCAAGAGTCGGTCATGCGCGGCGGTGGCCCGGGCGCGTTCTTGAAGTACGCGGACGGCATGTCGAACGACGAGGAGTATCGACTGCAAGAGTCGGCGAACGAGGCGATGAAAGATCCCGATGTCGTCGGCGGGTACAAGGTGCTCACCGGCAATGTCGAAGTGATCCCGAACCCAGCCACGCCGAAGGACATGATGCAGCGCGAGACCCTGAACTGGGTACGCGACACGGTCTGCTCGATCCTTCAGGTACCGCCGCCCGTCATCGGCAACTACGACACGGCGACCTACAACAATGTGACCGAGGCGTATCGGCAGTTCTGGCAAGGCGTGAAGGGCTACCTCGACTCGGTCGCCGAGAAGATGAACAGCCACTTCTTGTCGCGCCTCGAGGATCCGCGCTTGTCGGGCTGCTATGTCAGCTTTGACTTCTCGGGCATCAGCTCGTTGCAAGAGGATCACTCGGCCAAGTTCAAGCTCGCCGCCGATCTGGCCGGCATGGGCGTGGGCTTGTCGTTCAACGATGCCACCAAGTTCTTGGGCCTTGAGGTCGAGAGCGTGGAGTCGGCGAACACGGCGTTCGTGCCGATGAGCTCCACGGTCTACGCCATCAACGACGCGAACACCGGCGAAGACACCAGCGAGCCCGCGACGGTCACGCCCGTGCTGCCAGATGTCGCGGCACCTGCCACGCCGGCGGCTGCGCCCGAGGCCGCTGCGCCCGCTACGACCGCGCCTGTGGGCCTCAACGGCGCACAGGTCGAGTCGCTCCTGCTCATCATCCAGCAAGTCGCCACGGGCACGCTATCGACCTCTAGCGGTGCCGCGCTCATCAACGCCGCCTTCCCGAGCATCAGCGTGGCGCAGGCCACCCAGATCTTGGGCGGTGCTTCCGCGCCGGCGGCTCCGGCCGTCGAGCCCGTGGCCGCAAAGTCGATGACCAAGGTGCTGGGCTCACGCGAAGCTCGGGTCGAGTTTGTCGAGGGCGTGTACGCCAAGACCCTCGACAAGGCCGAGCGTCGTCTCGCGGCCGATGTGTTGACTTGGCTGCGTCGCTACGAGCGAGCGCAGAAGGCGAAGATCCAAGACTTCGCGGCGAACGGCATCACGAGCGCGAACGCGAAGTCCGTCACGGTCAAGGCGTGGACGCAGCGCGAGGTCGAGGACTACCTCCTGCTCAATAAGGAAGAGTGGGCGGCGCAGATGGACGCGCTCATCGTCAACAGCTTGCAGGCGACTTGGCGCGAAGGCATCGCGGACGCGGCGCAGTTGGTCGGGAGCGTGCAGCTCGAGGTCACCGACCCGCGCATCTTGCGCATGATCGCCGACCAGCGTGCTCAGATCGTCGAGGGCGTAACCTCGCGGCTGTCGGCCGAGATCCGCGACCGCATGCTCGAGAAGCTGTCGGGCCCGACGACGACGAGCGAGATCGCGTCGTCGATTCAGGAAGTGCTCCCCGAGATCGACGAGGAGATGGCTAAGGTCTTCGGGAACAAGGAAGCCCGTGCGCTCACGATCGCACGCACGGAGACTGGCAAAGCGTATAACTCCTCGGCCATCGAGTCGTACAAGGAAGCCGGCGTGGCCGAGGTCGAGTGGGTGTCGTCGAACGATGCGACGACTCGCCCGTCGCACCTCGAGCTCGACGGCCAAGTGCGGAAGATCGGCGAGGCGTTCGCGCCGAACCTTCGCTTCCCGAACGATCCGCAAGGCGCACCAGAGGAAGTCATCAACTGCCGCTGTGTGCTCTCACCCGTTGTCCAAGCGATGTCCTGACCTATGGAAATCCTGATCAACAACAGCGAAGTGCAGCAGCTCGCTGCCCGCATTCTGAACGGCATCGCCACGAACGCGGAGCTGAAGGCCGCGAAGGTCGAGGACATCTACGCGATCAAGACGGACACGAGCGCGATCCATGTGCGCGGCATCGTCGCGCCGGTGACCAAGATGGCCGACGGCTCGCGCACGCGTCGCTTCATCGCCAGCGACGAGACGCAGGACCGGATGGGCGACATCATCCGCGTGAAGGGCTGGAAGTTCACGCAGTTCGCCAAGAACCCGATCGCGCTGTGGGGCCACGACTCGGACGGCTTCCCGATCGGCAAAGTCCACGACTGGAACCAAGAGCAAGCCGAGGGCCGGCCTGTGCTCATGGAGTCCATCACCTACTTCAGCGAGCAGGCGAACCCCGTCAGCGAGGCCGTGCTTCGGATGATCGACGAGGGCGGCTTGCGTGCCGTGTCAGTCGGCTTCGTGCCGACTCGCGCCTACAAGCCCAAGAACGAGGCCGAGCGCAAGGAGCTGAACCTCGGGCCGTACGGCGTGCTCTACGAGGAGCAGCAGCAACTCGAGCTCTCGAACTGCTCGATCCCCGCGAACCCGAACGCGCTGCTACAAAAGGGAACCAGCGATCCCGTCTCTTGCGCGATGGACGACATGGTCAAGCGCGGCAAGATCGGCCGCGCACTGGCTGACGAGTTGCTGCGGAGCGTCGCACGCATTCAGCCGGCGCGGCGCACCTTTGCGCTCGGTGCCGTCGAGAAGATCGAGCAGGCCGAGATCGACGCGACCTACACGGCGTGGCGCGACGCGGTGAACATGAGCGCATCGGAGCTCAAGGCGTGGGACGCTGACCCGTGCAGTCGCAAGGCCAGCGTGGACGCGGACGCTGTGATCAAGCGCAACCTGCGCCTGCTCGAGACCGCCAAGGAAAACTGGGACGCGAGCTTGGTCGACGATGCCAAGCGCACCATCTCCTTTATCGCGCGGATGAAAAACATGGAACAGGGCGACGAGGTCAGCGAGGAGTGCGACATCTCCAAGCGTGATATCTCGTTGAAGAACTGGGCCTACGACCCCGCGAAAGTGAACAAGGCTATGAGCGAAACAGAGAAGGATGCGTTGCAGGAGTGCGTGTCGGGCAAAGTGCCCAAGCTCATGGACGAGCATCCCGAGTGGAAGATCGACCAAGTGCTGGCGGTGGCCTACTCGATGTGCCGCGAGGGCACGGCGATGATGGACACCGAAGAGGAGAAGAAGTCCTGCGGCTGTGGCAAGAAGACCAAGGCCGCGCCCGACGAGTTGAAGGTCGGCGACTTCGTGACTTGGGACTCTAGCGGCGGTGCCGCGTTCGGCGAGATCGTGGACATCGAGGCCAGCGGCAAGATCGAAGTGCCGAACACCGATGTGTCGGTCGAGGGCACGAGCGAAGACCCGGCCGCGATGATCAAGATCTACAAGGACAACGGCGAAGGCGAGTACGAGGAGACCGATGTCTTCGTCGCTCACAAGTTCTCGACGCTGACCAAGGTGGAGATCGAGACTGAGACCGAGGTCGAAGTCGAAGAGGAAGAGGGCGAGATGTCCGAAGAGATGAGCGCGAAGCTCACGGCTCTGGACAAGCGTCTATCCGATCTCATGATTGCGCTGGAGTCGCTCGAGAAGCGACTCGACAAGGCCGACATCGCCAAGGCGGCGACGGCACAAACAGAACAGGCGACCGCTCTGCGGTCGTCGAAAAGCGTAGACGCTGCGGCGTTTTACGCTCAGGTCGTCGAGCGCGTTGCTCGCGGCCTGTGACACCAAAGACCGCAGAGGAA